GTGCATATCCTGAATACATATTACCAACTAGATAAATCACCCGTTAATAACAACTAAATAAAATGCCAGTTACAACAAAAACAACTAAAGAAACATTTAGTGGAACGGGTTCTCAAACTACGTTTCAAATTCAAATTGAATATGATCCAACAAAAACGAGTGATATAAAAGTTGAAGTAAACGGTGTCCTGAAAACAGAAACAACACATTATACTCTTTCTGGAGTTGATCTTACATTCTTTGATGCACCTTCATCAGGTACTAATAATATCAAAGTATATAGAGATACTTCAGTAGATGAACCTAATGCAAGTTATGCGGCTGGTACTTCAATTAGATCTATTGATTTAAATAGAAACCAAGATCAAAATTTATTTGCTACACAAGAATTAAATAACAAAGTAAATGATACACTATTTACTTCATCAACAGCACCAACAGCTCCACATACAGGTACAAGATGGTATGATGGAGCAAGTGGTAGAACCTATGTTTGGTATGATGATGGTAGTAGCGGTCAATGGGTAGAATCTAGTCCACCTTTAACTGGTAGCGGTTCTACTGCATCAGGTGTTACATTTACTCAACAAGGAAGTTCATTTACTAGAACAGTTGACAGTAAACTAAAAGAAACAATTTCAGTTAAAGATTTTGGAGCTGTAGGTAATGGTATAACTGACGATATAGTAGCGTTTAAGGCTGCTACAACTTATTTAAATGGTCTTTCAGATGAAAGTATTAGAGAACTTTATATACCACCTGGTAAATATCATTTAAGTGATGTATGGACTGCACCTATCCATGATAATTATAAGCAATGTCATGTTATGGGACATGGTGCTGTATTAGATAATACTGTACTTGTTGGTAATGCTAGTTGCTTACATGGATTAACAGTAGATGGATCTAAAGATGCAGGATTTGTTTTCACAAGAGGACAATGGGGATACCATGAAATGCTTACAGCAGCTAATTGTGCTAATGGCTTTTATTTTGGTATAGCTTCAAGACAAACATTACAAGTAGATGATGTTACTGGTTTTGCAATTGGTAATAAAATAACAGCAGGAACTACAAATGAAACATCTGAAGCGTTTGGTTATGTTGTTGATATAGATGAAGAGAATGATAAATTACTTTTAGTTAGATGTAATCATAATTCTGTAGCTAATTTATTTAGACAGAGAGTAGCTAGATATACACAAGATAATAATACTGGTGATGGTACTGGTTCTGCTGGTACAGTTGTTTTAATTACTTATACTGGTCATGGATTATCAGATGGTGATCAAGTTGAATTAAAATTTAGAACAGGTATCTCTGGTGATAGTCATGCAGCTAATGGAACTTATACTGTTTCTAACGCTTCAACAGATACATTTAAAATAACTTCTACTCAGTCAGCATTAATAGAAGGATCTTTTGATAGTACTGATAATTTAGGTAGTTATGTAAGGATTATAAAAAATGAGACAATTACAGGTGATGGACAAAATAATTTTGTTGATCCACCAGTTACTTCAGGAACTCTTAATGAAACAGCAACAGTATCATCAGTTGAATTTCCATACGGAGCTAATAGTCAAGTAACAAGAGTAACCTTTGATAATTGTGGTGCTCATGATATTAGTGGATCTGGTTTCTTAATTGATGGAAGTAATAATGGAAATAATAAAAATTGGTTTAATGCAAACACTACTAACGGTTTATCTTTAGTAAATTGTGAAGGAAGATCATTTAAAGTTAGAGGTTTTGAAGGTGGTGCTGGTGGGGGTGCTAGATATAATTATAATACACATATTGGAATGAATATTGAAGCTGGAGGATATAGTAATTCTCTTTCTGATTCTATAGGTAGACAAAATACTTATATTGGAGGACACTTTGTCAAAAAAGATGCAGAAGGAGACGATGGTGTATCAGTTAATATGACAGGTGGTAGTGTATATAACTACATATATGGTGGTCGTTATATAGGTACTGTTAACATTAATGGTAACGCTCAATTATTTCATAAAGAAACAGGTGGTGCTTATGGAGAACTTAATTCACTAAGTAAATTAACTACAAACTCAATTGGTGTTTTTGAATCAAATGGGACAACTTTTATAAAAGATGGTTGGTCTGTTTTACCTTCAGCGTATTGGACAAAAACTATAACAGGAAATTCAAGCGATGCAACATCTCCGGATAAATTAACAATTGATTTACCACTTCACCCTAATTTCCAAGCAGGTAACGGTACTGATACTTATAGTAGTTTTAAAAATAATCCTCATATATTTAAAGTTACTATATTTGGTGTGAGGAATAACAGTAATCATGCAAGTACTATGTTACATATTTCAAATCATATTATGATAACTCAAGATAATAATGATGCATCTAGTAGTGGATATAACGTTAAAATATCTGATACCAGCGATAAACAAATGGAATCAAGAGCTGTTACTTTTGACGCTAGTAATTCTGGAAAATTTTCTTTTGAATTTGTTACAACCTACGATATGGGTTCTTGGTACCCAATAGTTGAATACTCCAATCTGAGCGGTAACAACTACTCGACTCCTTAATAAAATGACATTAAATTTTCCTTCATCACCAGTTCTAGGTGATATACATAACGCAAGTAATGGTATTCAATATTATTTTGATGGAGTTAAGTGGACTTCTCAAGGTGCATACCATACAGGTACTATTAATACACAAAAGTTAGACGATATTGACAGTGGGTTTAATGGTACAGAAGTGACCTTTAATCTAACAGTTAATAGTAATAAAATTAACCCATATAAAGAAGAAGCACTACAAATATATTTAAATGATGTAATTCAAGAACCAGTTACTGATTATACTGTTGACTCTGTAAACGGAACTATAACATTCGCTTCCGCACCTGCATCAGGAGTAGCCTTTTTTGGTATTGCACTTACACGTTTACCTTATTCTGAAAACGGTAAGATAATAAATGGAGCTGTTACACCTGCCTCAACAACAGGTGACTATGGAGATTTCTATATAGACACAGCAGCTGACGTAATATACGGTCCTAAAACAACTAGTGGTTGGGGATCATCTACTAGTATTATTGGAACAACAGGTCCACAAGGTCCAGCAGGTGCAGCTGGAGCCCAAGGACCAGCTGGTAATTTTACAGCAGATATTACTAGTAAAGTAGAAAATTCCTTAGTTTATTACGACGGAACTGAATTTAAAGCAGATGGCAACGTAACAACACTAACAATCGTACATGGAGGAGACTTTTAAAAAATGTCAAACGCAACAATACGAATAAAAAAACGGTTAGATCAAGGTGGAAATACTGCAGGTTCTCCTAGTTCTCTAAAACCGTCAGAATTAGCTTTCAATGAAGTAGATAAGAAACTATATTATGGTCTAGGAGAAAGTGGGAGTGATGCTAGTTCAATCATAGCTATTGGTGGCGACGGGGCTTTCCTTTCTTTATCAGGAGCTCAAACCGTAGCAGGTGATAAAACATTCAGTAATAATGTGGTTGTCTCTGGTAACTTAACTGTTAGTGGTTCGACTACCACAGTTAATTCTACTACAGTAAGTGTTGATGATAAAAATCTTGAATTAGGTAGTGTAGATACTCCTACAGATACAACAGCAGATGGTGGTGGTTTAACTTTAAAAGGTGCTACAGATAAAACATTTAATTGGGTTGATTCAACAGATAGTTGGACAAGTTCTGAACATATTGATCTTGCATCAGGAAAAGTTTTAAAAGTTGCAGGTACTCAAGTTCTTTCAGCAAGTAATTATACTGGAACAGCTGCAAATGCTACAAATGCTACATCAGCTGCAAGTGCTACAGCTCTAGCAACTGGTAGAACTGTTGGTATGACAGGAGATGTTGTTTGGACATCAGCTTCATTTGACGGTACAGGTAATGTCACAGGTACATCTACCATTCAAGCAGATGCCGTTGATATGGATATGCTTAATGTTAGTGGTACAGCATCTAGTACAACTTATTTAAGAGGAGATGGAGCTTGGACTTCAATATCTGGTACAGATACTACATATTCAATTTCCTGTGTAGATGGTGATAACTCAGATGAACAGAAAGTACGGTTAACTGCAGGTGGAGATGGATCAGGTACTGATGATATAGTTTTAGAAGCAGGTACTGGTTTATCAGTATCTAGAGATGGAGATAAGATAACCTTTACTAATACTGTATCTGATACAAACACAACCTATACTGCTGGAACAGGTTTAGGTTTAAGTGGTACTACTTTCTCAGTTCAAACACTAAACCAAGATACTACAGGTACAGCAGATCATGTTACTATTACAGATAACGAAAGTACAAACGAGAATAACTTAATACCATTTGTAGAAGATGCAGGTGGAGCAGGTAGTCGTGGATTAGAATCTGATGGAGATTTCCATTATAATCCAAGTTCAGGTACTGTAACAGCTACAGCTTTTGCTGGATTGATGGATGGAGGTACCTTCTAATGGCAACTACAATAAAACTAAAGCGGGGTACTTCCACACCAAGTACTAGTGATATTGATAACGGAGAAGTTGCTGTTGATACATCCGCACAGAAATTATATATAAATGACTCTGGTACTGTCAAAGAAATTGGTGGAGGATCGAGTAGCGGAATCTCGTCTGATGCTCAGAATAATACTGTAGCTGGTACAAATGCAGGTGCTAGCTTTAGTGGTACTGATGCAGCTAGTAATACATTATTTGGATCAAATGCTGGAACTTCAATCACTACAGGAGATACGAATACCTGTATAGGTAAAAATGCAGGTGATGAAATTACAGAAGGAGAAAAAAATACTACGATAGGTAATTTATCAGGTAATGCAATTACTACAGGAACTCAGAATACTACAGTGGGTAACTGGTCTGGAGCTAAAATTACCACAGGAATATTGAATACTTGTATTGGTCAAGGTTCAGGTTCTAGTGCACTAACAACAGGAAATTATAACGTTCTTGTAGGTGATGGTACAGGTACTAATTTAGCTTCAGGAACTGACAATACAATCCTTGGACGTGCTATTACTTCCGCTTCCGCAGCTTCTCGAACTGTTGTTGTTGGGGGTAATGCATCTTGTACTCATGATGATTCAATTGTTATCGGAGAAGGTGCGTCATCTTCTGCTGCTGACGAAATAACACTAGGCGATGCAACTATCACGAAGTTTCGAGTACCTGGTGTTAACTTTGTTATTAAAGACACAACAGCGACAGAAGATTATGTTCTAACTGTTGATGCGAATGGTGATGCAGGATGGGAAGCCGCCTCTGGTGGTGGTGCCTCCGATATTAATGATTTATCAGATGTAACCACAGGAACTACATCTACTGGAGACGTATTGACATGGAATGGTAGTGTATGGGTAGCTGATGGTGTACCTGGTGGTAGTGGCATTACTACTGATGCACAGGAGAATACTGTAGGAGGTACTAATGCTGGAAATAGTTTCTCTGGTACAGATGCTACAAAAAATTCTCTATATGGATATGATGCTGGTACAGCTATCACAACTGGAGACCGAAATGTTTGTGTAGGAGAACAGGCTGGAAAGCAAATGACTACTGGACAATCGAATACCTGTTTAGGAGTTGAAGCTGGTCATGATATAACAGATGATAATTATAATGTTTGTGTCGGATACAGAGCTGATACAAGTGGTAGTTATAATGTTTGTATAGGAGCGCAAGCTGGAGAATATGGACATAATTCTAATAATAGTATAATTATAGGTTCTTTTGCTGCAAAAGGTAGTTCTGGAACAAGTAATGTATTTATTGGGTACGAATCTGCCAAAATGGCTGACGGTGGTGGTTATAATGTTTGTATAGGTAGAGCATCTGGTAAAAGCATAACAAGTGGAGAAAAAAATATACTTATTGGATATAACTCTGGAGATGCAATTACAGACACGGATTACCATACTGCAGTAGGATATGGAACTTTAACAGACAACACTAGCGGAATTCGGAATACTGTTTTTGGTTATAATGGTCTTGCTAATGTTACAACAGGCTCAAAAAATTCTAGCGTTGGATATGGAACTGGAACAGCTATAACTACAGGCGAAAAAAACATTACAATAGGTTACGATGCTGGTAATACGATAACTGAAGGTGCTAATAATATAGTTATTGGACACGATGCTCAAGCTAGTGCAGTTGATGTTGATGGAGAGATAACAATAGGTGATGCAGGTATTAGTAAGTTCAGAGTCCCTGGTATTAATTTTGTAGTTAAAGATAATGGTGGTACGCCTAGCAATGGTCAAGTTTTAACTGCTGATAATAATGGTGAAGCGTATTGGACGGCTGCACCTGGAGCATCAGGATCAGGTGTTTTAGCTTCAGGAGGTACTTTTACAGGTTCAGTTACTTTTGAAGATGCAATCAATGAAAACGTTTACGCAATTACAGATGGAGCTAGTGTTGATTTAGATCCTGATAATGGCATGATTCAAACATGGACATTAGGAGCAAACAGGACAGCGACAGAGAGTTTATCGGCTGGACAATCTATGATGTTAATGGTTGCGGATGGTACGTCTTATACGCTGACTTTCCCTACTATGACTTGGGTTGGAGGATCGGCACCTACATTAGCTGAAACAGGTTATACAGTAATAGAATTGTTTAAAGTTGGAAGTACTTTATATGGAGCAAAAGTTGGAGATGTTGCTTAATGAGAAATCATAATTTACGAGCAGCATTGGCTAGTGCTAGTGGAGACGGAGGTGGCGGCAGTAGTGGTAGTTTTTCAAGAGGATTCTATGGCGGTTCAAGTACTTCTAAGCTTTACCCAGTTTTAACAGACACAGATTACAATACTAGTAACAAATTTTTAGGTGTTTCTCATACTACTGATCCGACAATTACAGAGGATATAACTTGGACTCTTCAAGGTGGTGATTTCCAAACTTTTTTCAACTCATATTATAGAGCGCATAAAAAACAAGATGTTATATTAGCTGCTGAGTTAACTGCGGCATCAGTACCTTCAGGCGCAAAATTCAATAAGTTATCACAATATATCTGGGGAAATATTGCTCCTACTGGGAATATTCCAAGAGGTGTTAGGTGGAGCATGTATCATCGCGATCCTAATGACAGTACTCGTGAATATGATGTCTTGTCTGGAGAAACAGCGACAGTGCTTTATCAAGACAATGCTACAACTGAGTTCCCTCCATTAGTAAGTGTTATAGGTTCTAGCGATATGAATTTTGCTAGTGGGAAGATAGGAGAATTAATTGAGGTAAGTGCAGGAGGGGGAAACGATACAAGCATTACTCCTTCTAGTTATTTTCAATGGAATGGGACAAATGACATAGTGATTGAAATAGCTACAAAACAGACGTCTTCTAGTTATACAAGTAGTAGTGGCAAGTGCTTCTTAAAATATAGAGATTTTCTATGTGGTGGTATGTATCGTAGTGATAGTGATGCTAGTGCTTATGATAACAATGCAAGTTCCACCAGTAGTTCTCAGTACCCTTATGTAAAATATATTGGTTCATCTACTTATAGTAACTGGACAAATTTCAGCGCAAGTTCTAATTGGTCTGTAAATAGTGGTAACAGTGGTTATTCAGACGCATCTCATATTCAAGCGTTAAAATTAGATTACACAACTTAAATCATGAAAATAGCAATTATTGATGGGTCAACAGTTAAGCAGGTAGGGCAACATACAGCCTTATTCCCCAACACATCGTTTACTCGTTTTGGCCCTACTGATAGCTTCTTAAGTGAAAACAACTGTAAGAAAGTTGCTGATGTAACTTATAACCAGGAGACACAAAAGCTTAACGCTGTTACCCCTTTTATAGATGGTGATTTTGTTAAAGAGTACGAGGTTATAAGTTTGACAACTGATGAGAAAACAGCAGTAGATAATACACATTGGGAAAAGATAAGACAACAAAGAAATGAAAAGTTAAAAGAGACAGATTGGAGAGCATCAAGTGATTTAACACTTAGTGATACTTGGAAAAATTATAGACAATCTCTTAGAGATATAACAACTCAATCTGATCCTTGGAATATTACCTGGCCTACGGAGCCTTCATAAATTATGGCTGAAAGAACAACTGAAGAAGTAGCAAGAATTTTTACCAACGCTGGTGATAGCGTTAGTTTAATAAATAGAATTGCTGCTCAAGATACAATTACAGATGAAGATAAAGAAGTGTTGGAAAGAAATGTACGTCATCTAGAAATTATTAAAGCATATAAAAAAGAAGATGATACTACTTCTATCTGGACTACGGAAGATTTTACTGCACAGGATGCAGCTGTAACTTTAGGGAAATCTAAATATTAAAATACATTTACCTAGAGCAGATCTTCCAGTACCTGATGCTCTTTACTTCAGACCTCCTACAGCTCGAATTCCAAGGTATAAACCTATAGTTATACCACCTAGTGATTTAGAAGCTCCAGAGGATGTTAAACCTGAATCAACAGAACAAACAGAACCACCTAAATTACAAATACCAGTATTAGATATACAGGTACCAATACCTGAGACAGCGGTAGTTGTTACAGCAGTTACTACAGCAGTAGTCGCAGTTGCTACAACTACTGTTACTCAATCTTTATTTGAACCAATCAAAAAGAAAGTACAGAAATTCTTACAAAAGAAAATCGACACATGGAAGCAAAAGCGAAAGAAGAAAAAGGACTCTTCGGTAAATTAAAAGATGCTGCTGAAGATCAAGAACATCAAATTCAAATACTTGGAACATTTGTACGTTTAGGTGTTGTAGTTTGGAGTGGTTTTATTATTACGTTAAACTATGTAGAAATACCTATGATCAAGAAAAGCCCAGGTGGGGATATCACATTCCCTGCTTCGATTTTTACTGGAGCCCTTGCAACATTTGGCTTAACTACTGGTAACGGTAACAATAAAAAGGAAAAACCAAAGACATGAAGAAATGGCTAGTACTCTTATTACTGGCATCACCCACGGTAGCGAGAGCAGAATTAGTAACCCCAAACTTCACCCAGGGTTCGATGAACAGTACAACAACAACGACTCAAGAGATCGTGGAAGAGATAACCACGACAACCTATGGGTCTGCATTAAAAAATTGGAGTGGAGAAAACGTCACTCATACATCAGCCTCATCAGGTGGTATAGTAGATTCAGATTCGATATTCACTCTGCATACCGCTGGAGATCCCTTTTCATTAGAGATAGTAGAAAGAGCCGCAAGTCAGGTCTTATCAGTCGAAGTAATAGACAGAACTATAGACGTTTCTTCTACTACAGTTTCCTTATCAGTCTTCTCTCAATAGCACCAGCTAAAGCTGAAGAAGGTGATAGGAATGTTAGTAATCCAGTAGCAGCTGCAACGGGAAATGTAACCAACCAAGCGGTGCAATTC